TGGGTGGTGGTGTTTTAGGTTCAAACAATATGGCAGAAGTATTGGGTTATGGGGATTTAGGTAAAGGACAGAATAAAGAAATGGCAAGAGAAGTTGCGGCAGTAGACACCATTAAGAAAGCGGGTGTTTCAGTAGACCAAGTTCCAGTAGGTGTTCAAGATGCTTTAACCCGTGATTACTCTGGACTAATGAAAGCAATTAACAAAAAGAAAAAGGGTGAGGATAACTTTAGACCTTAAAACTAAATGAGTATAAGAGAAATAGATAGAAATGATGATGTATATATTGGATTAGAGTTTCCATTAGACCACAATCTAACAGGATTTTTTAGGCAATCTAAAACTATACAAGAACAAGTAAAATCTAATATTAAAAACTTACTATTAACATCAAAGGGTGAAAGAGTATTTCAACCAAACTTTGGTTGTGACTTAAGAGACTTATTGTTTGAACAAATAACTAGTGAAACTTTAGATGGAGTTGATAATAGTATTAGAGTTGCTTTAGATACTTGGTTACCTTATGTTAATATAAATGATTTAATACTTGTTCAAGATGAATCTAATCCAAATGAGATAACGATATCACTTGAATACTCAACAACACTTCAACCAGACGCACTAGATAATATAACCTTTAATTTGGTTGTAGGAGAATAAAATGGCTACGAATGTAGATTACCAAACAAATAAAAAAATAGTAAAAAAAGATGTAAGTTATCTCGGTAGAGACTTTTCATCCATTAGAGAAAATCTTTTGGAGTTCGCAAAATCTTATTTCCCAAATACTTATAATGACTTCAATGAAGCATCACCAGGAATGATGTTTATTGAAATGGCATCATACGTTGGAGACGTAATGAATTACTATGTTGACAATCAATTTAAAGAAACACTTTTACAATATGCAGAAGAAAAGAAAAATGTTTTTGATATTGCACAATCTTATGGATACAAACCAAGTTTGGCAATACCAGCAACTGTAGAATTAGAAGTTTCACAATTAGTTCCGGCAAAAGCAGTCGGTGGTGGTTATCAACCCGATATAGATTATGCAGGAGTAGTCTCTGGTAATTCAATTATTACTTCAGATACTGGTGTTGATTTTACCATACTGGATGATGTTAATTTTAAAGCATCAAGTTCATTAGACAGAAGAAGCGATGAAGTTCAAACACCTTCATCAGGAACAATACCAACACAATTTAAATTAACTAAAAAGGTATTAGCAAAATCTGGAGACACCATAACTGAAACTTTCTCATTTACCGGAGCAAAGAAGTTTGATAAGATAACCTTATCAAATGAAAAAGTAACTGAAATTGTATCGTGTGTGGATAGTAATGGGAATAGTTGGTATCAAGTTCCTTTCTTAGCACAAGACACGGTATTTGAATCAATAGAAAATACTACTTTAAACGACCCAGAATTCGCATCACAAAAAAGTGATACACCTTATATGTTAAGATTAATTAAATCATCAAGAAGATTTACAACATATGTTCGTGAAGATAATAGAATGGAATTAAGATTTGGTTCAGGTGTTAGTGACAACGCAGATGAAACACTAATTCCGAATCCAGATAATGTCGGTTCAGCGTTAAGTTTTGGAGTAACACATTTAGATACAGCATTTGACCCAACAAATTTTATGAATACAAGAACGTTCGGTTTGGCACCAAGCAATACAACACTAACCATTACATATCGTTATGGTGGAGCAGTAGAGCATAATGTTAGAAGTAATTCAATTACTTTCCCGAAAAATATAACGTTTGCGATTCAAGAGGATGGTTTAACCGCATCATTGGTTCAAACATCAAAAGATAGTTTAGGTTTTACAAATTCAACAGGAGCATCGGGTGGAGCAAGTCAAGAAACATTAACCGAAATAAAACAGAATGCTGCAGCATACTTTAATGCACAGAACAGAGCAGTTACAAAAGCTGACTACATAACAAGAGTTTATTCTTTACCACAAAAATATGGTAATATAGCAAAGGCATATATTGTTCAAGATACACAATTACAAGAAAACAATGATACCACTACTGAGATTCAAAATCCATTAGCATTGAATATGTATTTGTTGGGATACGATGGTAATAAATACTTAGCAAAATTAAACGACGCAGTAAAACAAAATTTAAAAATGTATCTTTCCCAATATAGATTAGTAACAGATGCAATTAATTTAAAAAACGCATACATAATCAATATTGGAATTAGATTTGCAATCGTTACACAAAGAGGGTTTAACCAAAATGATGTATTGTTTAGATGTATACAAAGAGTAAGAAATCATTTCAATACTGATAAGTGGCAAATAAATCAACCAATAGTATTGAGTGATATTGCATATCAGATTTCATTAGTTGACGGAGTAGCAAGTGTAGTTCCACCAGACGGAACCAATCCAAACAATTCACTTATTCTTGTGGAGAACAAAGCAACAACATCAAGTGGATATAGTGGAAATGTTTATGATGTAGATTCTGCAACAAAAGACGGAGTTGTATACCCATCAAAGGACCCAAGTATATTTGAACTAAAATATCCAAATACTGATATTATCGGTAAAGTAGTAGGAGAATTATAATGCATTATTTTGAATTTGGAAAAAGAGACGCTTCAATTTATTCGGGTGGAACAACAGCTTCCATTAATACTGGGTTAGATGAGATATTAGAAATTAACAAAAATGTTAATCAAAGTGGAACCGTATCTAACATATCAAGAATATTGATTGACTTTGACTATACAACTATATCGGAATCAATACAGAGTGGTAAGATTCCTTCAACTGCAAAATTTTATTTAAATTTATATGACGCAACTTCAGAAGAAGTAGAAGCAGAGCAAAGTATATTTGTTCATATGGTTAGTGGTAGTGCTTGGAAACAAGGAACAGGAAAACTTGACCATAGTCCAGTAACATCAGACGGAGTTACTTTTCAATATCGTGACCACGAAAACAAAACACCTTGGGTATCAACATCAGTATTAACTGATGGGGGTTCTTGGTGGTTAAATAAAACTGGACAATATGCAGTTAGTTCATCATACGCACTAACATTTGATAGAAAAGATATCAGAGCAGACGTAACGGACTTAGTAAAAAATCACATTTACTCAAGTTCAGTTTATCCTAATAGAGGATTTATTGTAAAGAGAAAATCACTTCATACGGGTTCAGTTGACTTTTCATACAATCCAGGTGGAGACGCTACACAAGATGAGAGTAGTTCAGATAGGTTAGGAAATCTAAAATACTTTTCAAGAGAAACACATACAATCTATCCACCTAAGTTGGAAGTAGTATGGGACGACTCAAAGTGGACAACAGGAAGTTTAACACCATTGAGTTCAACAGATTTAGAAAGATTAAAAGTATATTTTAAAAATTTAAGAACAGAATATAAAGAGGGTTCGGTAACTAAATTAAGATTAGTTGGTAGAGAATTATATCCAACTACTGCATTTTCTACAACACCATCGGAACTATCAGTTAAATATTTACCAAGTAGTTCAGTATTCTATTCAGTAAAGGATGCAGATACAGAAGAAACTATTATTCCATATGGAACAGGTTCGGTAGTTAGTTGTGATTCCACGGGTAATTATTTCAACTTATGGATGAATGGATTACAAGCAGAAAGAAATTATCGTTTTTGTGTCAAAGTCGTTAGTGGTAGTGGAACAGCAGATGAACAAACAAATTTCTATGACGATGACTTTGAATTTAGGGTGGTGAGATAATGCCATATACATCAGCAGAAGAAGCAGTTCAACATTCCGATTACTATACAAAGTTCAGAGAACTTGAACGAGAAAGAATTAGAAAGCAAATTCTTGAAAAGAGAACTGACTATTTAACAAATCCAAAATTTAACACAAGTCTTACGAGAGACTCTCGTGGATTTATACTTTCATTTGAAAATCCAGACTTATTTGGAAAAGCAAATGAACCAGAATACGAACAAGTTACAATTGACATAAAAGAAAAATACTTCAATACAAGATACTTAGAAAAAATAAATACAACCTTTGAAGACTTGGTGGATTAACGATGCCTAAATACGGATTTACAGAAAGAGAATTATCAACTTACTTCAAACCTAACAAACAAAACATTTCAAATTTTGGTAGGGTATTTGACTTTAATAATCTTGATGCTGAATTTAAACCACTCTACCTTGGTCAAAAAGATTATATTAAGTTATGTATATATAGTGTTCAGACTAATCAAATCTTACAAGAAACAATTTTACGAGTTAAAGATTTAAGTCCAAACTATGATTTAAAATATTTAAAATTAAATGTTGGACAGCACCTAAGAGATTTAGGAATTGATGAGGGCGATTACAAAGTTCTATATAAGTTCTTAAGAAAGATTGCCGGAGACGATAGTCAATTTTTTGTTACTGATGAAAGTGGTGGAACCTATGATGGTCCTTACGAATCATTTGACGGACTTTTTTATAAAGTGGTTAATGATGTAGTTGATTTGGAACAGCAAGTATATGAAAATCGATTTACATATGTAATAGATACAATCAATACAAAAGGTGACGAACTAATATTACGAGCAGATGAAAATGTAAGTAATGATATTTACAAAAACAATTTAAGAAATTTAAATTTAAATGTAGTTGCAGCTCCGAATTATAGACAATCAGTTCCAAATAAATCAATTAAATTTAGTAGTAGTAGTTTTGCAGACTTAACATTAATTAATGAAGGAACTCCTGAAGACGGTGGTGTTGACTTCCAATTTCAAAAAGCAATGGAAGGTCAAACAATTGTTTTTGAAAACTTTATAAGAGCATGGGTTCCGAAACACGAACAATTCAGAGTTGACCTAACAACCACAGGTGGAGATGATGTTAGCAATCATAGTCATAATAGTGAAACGGAAAAATCTGGACGAGTTAATATTCACCCAGTATCAAATACAGAATTTCCACTTGAAATCTTTACCGATAACGAATATGGTAGTCTTACCGAAACAACATTAAATGATACTATTCTTGATAACTATTCAGGTGTTACTGGTTATTTTTATGAACCAACACCTAAACTCAATACAACAAACACATCATTGTTCAACGAAAATAATCTACCAAAAGATTGGTGGTTAGCAAAAGGAACACCAGCAAGTTTTCGTCACGAACATAGTCCAAAATGGAGAAATAAAAATCACCAAATGTGGGACACTTCACAGGACCCAATGTATCCAGTATACACTTATGATGATAGTAATGATGAAGTAAATATTGACTGGGAAAAATCTAACCCGGCTTCACCAAAAGTTAAACACTTTGGAACACAATACTCAGTTAACGAACATCTTGTTGAAGTACACTTTGACTTAGAAGTAAAGATTG